GCCCATTTTGTCTCCCTAATTTTATCCTACTGACTTTACAACTCAGTAGCTCGTGGGCGCGGATTTAATGACGTAAACAATCAAATGATCCGTGTTTAGCTACCGCCTCAACCGCGATAGTTAAGCAGCGAGGGAAACTAACTTTTCCGATTTAAAACCGGAAAGGTTCGATAGGGAACGTCCACGTCTTATTAGCGTAGGCGCCGAACAAATAATCTTAGGAACTAAATATGAATATAGACATTAAGTCCAAATGTGATGATATCAAAAAGAAAGAGTACCAACTAATTTTGAGAAACATACAAATTGTAGAAATACACTCGAATAATTTAAGTCTTTTGGCTTTACTTTCGTATTGTGGATACGAATGGGATGGTACCCCATTTGTGTACAAGATGAGCTCCCCTGCGGAACTACATCTATCTGCTAACGTTGTCAGTACCAACGGAGAAATTCAGTATTGGCTCAAGATAACAGGGGACAAAACGTCCATTAAAAGAAGTGTATCTCACCTCTTCGGTGTGCTAGATACGCAGATAGGTTTGGACGACTATATTGTTGTCTATCTCTACGATGGAGAGAGAGACATTTACGTTTCCCGCGACCACTATAGATGGCTGATTTCTTGAACCACCAGGATATTATAGAACTTTAGTATAATAACAGTGTTAGTACTATAATTATTAAGAATAAATGTATATTCTTAATTTCAAAACTCTAACGTCTTAGGAGCGTTTATTATGAGGAAAGATGAACAGAAAATATATTCAGGGCTTACCTGTCTAAGTGAAAATAGTCATGAAGATTAAATTAGGACCTAAAGCGTGGCGAAAACTTCTATTAGACGAAGTTCCTGATAACATAGAATTAATCAGATCGGCTTTCTATTTAGGATATAACATTTATCGGATAGAAGATTTGGTTAAATCAAACCACAATGAGGAGGAACGGGTTGATATTATTAGAACTGCCATCATACTAGGGATGACAGATGAGGACACTGTCGAGTTTGACGGTGATGTATACCCTTAAGGAGAAGTAAATGCAAAATGTACAAATCGCTATAGTTATTACTGATCACGGTGACACTATTGCCGAGTTCGAAATAAACTGTCGTGCCGACCACACAGGGAAAGTAGTTATTAACGCAGATGAATCTGATAGGATCATCGAAACTTTAAGAAATTTACCATCAAGAAGCTTTTATGTGTTAGCTAAATACCCAAAAATTAGTAACGAAGCTTTTATTTTAAATCAACAAACTTTAAAACTTATGCCAAGTGAAGGATTAATATATGAACGTAGAACAGTTAAACCGCGATTTTATGGAGATTCCGGAAGAAGGAAAACCGACCGGAAAGACGATCTTTGTGGCTCCGGCACCGTCGTTACTACCGGATGATGGTATATTGTCATACGTTAAGATCGAGTCTATATACGACTTTTCTGATCTAGCGGACAGAACCGTAGCTCTTATCTCTGAACAGAATTTTAAAATGATTGAGATTTTAGCCACTAACCCTACAATGTTCGATATCACTCCTTTGTCACTGGAAGGTATTCCGGACTCCGACTATAGTGCTGAGTATAATTCAGTAACTTGGAATGTAGATAAGGTATCTTATCAAACGCTGGTTGCCGATATAAGACACGCTATTGAAGTAGATGCTACTATTGCAGCGTCTAAGAAGGGTGTATACGACCAGGAGCGGTCTCAGTACGAAAGAAAAGACGGTGCCGTCAAATCTTTTGAAAAATTTTCGGTGGGGGAAGACGAAGATATTCACGGAGAGGAGTTCAGTAATATATGATTATTCTTGACGAGCAGAAGGCGGATAAGGAACAGCATGACGACTACAAATCGTCAACCTCCAAAAGGTCTACTGATGTAAGAGAAACTGACCCCCCGAGGTGGGGAAAAGTGCCTCCCAACGAATATTTTAAGAAGTACAAGAAACTAGACTCTCTTAATGAAGAGAATTTTCTTAACAAATTATTCGGCAACGGTACGGCTACACATTCAAACCCCCTGGTAACTCAGAGTCCTCAACTGATTCTACCGGGCATGACGTCGTTTGACGAACCTGTTCTCAAGTACTTAAGAGAGCTTTCGAACAAGTTGAATGAGGAATTGCCCGTAGAGTTAGATGAGGATGGTTTTTCAAAATATGGAATTCATACTACATTTGATAGGCTGCGTACCGTATCGGGCTACTTCATGAATCCTATGTCGTTCGTTCCTTTGGATAACGCTGCATACAGAGAGGAACTGGGTTTAGACGTTGCAATGTCCGCGCGTCACAAAGCTATATTCTCCGAGTTATGGGACATTACTTTCTCATCCGCTAAAGTATCAGCGATTAATGTACCTAAATTATCCACAGGAGGGATGCGGAGGTTTACGTCTGATCCACAATGGAAGCTAGCGTATGTTGAATGGCTGTTTGAGGGTAACAGACTTGAGAAGCTTCTCGATGCTATAGAAAGAGATGATTATATAACTCTAGCCAATGAGTTCGAGATGGTTTTCGCTACCTATTTGCAAAAGAGGGGACAGGTGGATATGCCGGGGAAAGAACGGATAGTTTTTGACCTGGAGTATGCTAAATCTGGTGGAAAGAGGGGCATGGCTTTTGCTGCGGACAAATCTGTAGTAATAAATGGAGTCAAATATCCGGACTTCAGTGCAATGAGGGCTCGTTTAATCCATGCTGGTCCTTGGGTTATCAACTGTATATTACAGATGATAGCTACCCCTACTATGAGAGCTTTGTTTCACAACTATCCAGATACGTTCCATATCAACACCAAAGAACAGATACTGGAAGCTATTAATGGCAAACACGTATATTGTTCGGATGTTGCTGATTACGATAGAAGTATGGGAGCTGACGACCTTAGACAACCTCACGAGGCCATAGCTAAGTATTATGGCGATAGACTTAGTAAGATGTCATGGAAGTTGGTTACCTCAACCTATTTCACCAAACCTTTAGATAAAGATGGACATAAAGGCATTTGGATCACCGATCCAAGAGATCCTCTTGAGATAAACGCAGGTAACAGGTCAGGACATGGATTGACTTCTATCTTCGCTAAGGTGAACAAGGTTGGAGATACAGCTTGTATCGTCGATCTAATATACCCTCTTAAGGGCAGAATGGAAGAGTTTTTGCTTGGAAAGATGCCTATGGGTGTAATAAATAACGGCGATGATGAGATAGTATGGGCTCACGATGAAAGAGATCTAGAGCTATTTAAACGACTAAGGTCTGATCTGAAGAACGGTAGATACGTCGTTACTCCAGAAGTGGGTCAAGGTTATTCTGGTTTGTTACTGATTAAACAGGATGGACTACAATACGATGCTGTATCTAAAGTTCATACCCCTTTAGAGAAATTCTTTAACCCTGAAAGAAGCATAGGAGGTTTACATAGGAAATACTGGCCAATAGGTGCGTTAGAGAGGATAGATAATATAATGAAGACTCCGAAAGGAGACAAAGCCTGGGAGATAACTATGAGACTGTATCGTGATATGCTAGCTCCTATTTATAGGGACTTCATGACTGTAATCATTGATGCTAACGAAAATCTTCCAATAATGGCAGACAAGTACGATTCCAAGAGCAAAGCTGTACTAGATGATCCGTCTAAACTTAACTATCTATATGATCAAGATGAAATCCATGAGGATATTGTATCCTTAACCACTTCCAAGATACCCATGGAAGTGAATGAAAAATTTTTAACAGTTTATTATAAAGGAAACTTATTATGAGAAACGCTATTAAGATAGTCGATGTGACAACGCAAACAGCACTTGCTGAAAGCGTAAAGGTAATGAGTGATACACCCGGAGCTCAGCGTGACGTGTTCTTGAAGGAGGTAGTTGAACATGATTACGCCTTAGCTCTTCGATACGGGAAAGCTATTGCAGTGGTGGACTCTAAAGGTGAGCTATACTCTCCAGATGAAGATGAAACTGACGAGGAAAGCAGTTTCGTAAATAAGAAGTTAATATTGCCGGGACTACATCCCGACAATAGATCCTACGTCACAGGTTCAGCTCCGGCAAATAAAGAAATAGATGGACATACTTTCCCTACAGGAACATATTTCATTATAGCTGGTCCAGGTGTTGGTAAAACACCTTTAGCTCACGCACTTGCGTCCTATGGAAGGGATAAGTACGGAGTGGTACGATTAGGAGAACCCTTGGCGGGCTATGCTAACACTGAAGTAGAAGCGGCAGAAGCTATCGCTTCTGGTATGGTATTATCCAGCGACTTAGTCGTTGATTCTATCAAAGACCTGATGTCTTCCGGTAATAACTTAATGAAATCGGGTATCTCTCGCGAAGTGCTTACTACTGTATCCTCATGGTCAGCGCTTGCTTGCGAAACGGGTACCGCCATCTATCTACCCATCAATCCGTCTACCGACGATCAGGAGGTGGTGGAGATGATCACAAACGCCGCTCAATCTAACGCTACCGTAGCCATAACTCACTTGGAATCAGGAAAGGGTTATACTAAGTGGAAGTATTTTGCTAGACAAGGTGAGGGATTACCTAGAAAGGAAGGAGTGATCACTCTGCATTATAATAAAGATGGCAATAAGCTGTCAGTTGATAGTGAATCAACGAAAGCTGTATCGGGATCTTTTGATCCTTTAGTAGTTCAAGTGTCGGCAGATGCTATGTCAAATGCGATAAGACGCTCTCTTAAAATCAACCCAGGAGTTTAATAATGGCTGAAGACAACAACAACAACAAAACCTCACGAAACGACTTAACTAAAGATGGAGATAATAACATGTCTGAGTTAGAAACGAAGAAACCAAAAACTCGTTATAAGAAACCAATTCTCAAACGAAAAGAAATCGGAAACCTAGTAGGGGCTTATGCTACAGCTAATTTAGGAGCTGACGTTCCCGATGATAGCGACCGTATATCCGTGACTATATTATCCACGATAGACGATCGTTGGGCTGGTCTGTCTACCACCATACCTGTATGGGGTCCCCAAACCAGTGCAAGGTATATTACTTCAGTGTTATCAGATCCAGATAACAGAGACGCTGTAGCTGATTTCTTCGCGCGACGCAAACTCGCTGGGGTAGTCAGAGCCTTACTACCAGGTTTGGCTAAATCATCAAGGACTTTTAGACCTAATGAGAAACTGGTAGAGAAAAGGGAACTACATGCGGTCCTGATTAAAGATTACAATTCCGCCGTTTCGGGTGTGATCATGGAATTAACCCTTCCTATTCTTATCGGTTTAGGCGTGGTTGCAGATAACATTAAGAACGCTCAACACATTCGCTACCCTTTCCGTGACGTTAGCATAGAGTCGATTCGTTCGGATATAGCTGTGTCCCAAGTGTTGCGAGCGGTCGCTAAAGCTAAGGTATCAGGTGACATTGATCCCAACGCACGAATGACGGTCGACGTATTTGCTACGGCTTTAGCAGAGGCTATGAGACCTGTAGGTTTAGCATTATATGAGTATCAGGAACTATCCCACCTTATCGACGATATGGTGTCGGGGGTGCGTGCCCACCTAGATCCTACTTTATCGGGTGGTGAACTAACTGGGGACGTTCCTTCATCATGGAGAAACAATCCGGTGGTGGCTGAATTAGCAACTAATACGGTGTTCGTGAACGCTGCCTTAGCTCTGCCTCCTAGATCTAACATTTCATTGGTTTCTGAGGGCTGGAAGCTAGAGAAGAGTTCGAAAGAGGTATTAGCTGCCATCAAATCAAGTGAACGATACGCGTGGATATCTAAACAAGAGTATTTGCGAAGTTATGGTCTAACTAAAGTACGCGACGTTAAAGATAGAATTAAGGCTAGCGTGTTGTACAGAAGCGCCAAAGTAGAACCCACCTCACAAGCTGTATTCGCTATCGATGATTCGATCCTGGAAGGAGCTTATAGTATTCACGCTACTAAAGACAGAATCGCCGACGCTATTCAAGTAGCGTATGGTAACGCTGATTTCCAACTATCGGAAAGCGCGGTCATGCTCAAAGAGTTGTTGCTAGATGGTATCGAAGCAGGGTGGACAGGTAATAAACAACTCTACACTGTAGACTTATTAGACAAGGGAACCGACATCGTTACTATAGCGTGCATGTTAAGTACAAACCTTGAAGTAGAAGCTACAGGAAAAGGTGTAGAAATTAATAAGCCCGACCCGGAAGATGATAGCACGTGGACTCCAAAATGGTGGTTTACCGTTCCTACTAAAGATCAAGACCTAGACATCATGTCTGGTACCCACCTAAGGAATAGAGTGTATACATGTGATCCTGTTGAAGTTATGCTTGCCGCGGACGAGTTTAACGCAACAGAAAATATGATGGTTAAACCTCAACTATTAGGACCTGCTGCCTTTGGTTCTACAGTCGTTGATTTTAATCCTAACATCCTTAAGAGTGTGTCCACACGTTATGCTTTCGACGTTGTAATTAATGGAGTGTCGCTTCGTGGGTCTTTCAAACCGTCTTCTTTCGCATCGATGAGAAGTCGTGATATGACGTCCCTAGTGGTTCCTCACTTTAATGTGTCGGTCATAGAGAGCTATGCTTCTGCATACCAGATGGCCGACTCCGTGTTAAGTAGCATGGAAGTGGAAAAAGTGTTTGATCCTAATGACGATGAATCGGAAGCTGTAACTAACTGGTTGACTGACTCTCTCCCAAGCAGCGAGTTCTTCTCCCACATGAGACGGCGTGTCGCGCGCTCACTTTTAGATACCGCTCAAAAATTATCACCAGGTTTTAGACAAGAGGTGCATGACACAATAGTTTCTAAAACGGTCGCTCAATCTGGAATCAGTGCAGATGATGCTCTGATCTTACGAGCCAAACTTAGTCAGCGAACATTCGCTGCTGCTTGTGATATGATCGCGTTAGATTTCTTCTTAGCTACACAGGGTGTAACTATTGAAATATGGCGTGAACTTATGGCAGATCCAGAAATGGTAAAAGTTTGGATGGAACTTGGATCTGATAGAACCCAGAGTGTACTTTAAATTAGAGTACATCCGTAAATTTATCAACTAAATAAACCTATATGGTTAGCTCCCACTGCTTAGTGTGGGTTTCA